GTGAATGGCGTGCCGAGTAACGCGACGGTTGAGGCATCATCGGACTTCGACGCGATGATTGCAGCGCACATGGGAACGAATAAGCGCGTGCTGTTTAATCGCGGCGACACGTTCACATCAACTGCGGTCGGCAACATCGGAAGCGCAGGCCCGAACATGGTCGGCGCGTATGGAACGGGTGCGCTGCCGATTGTAAATGCGACTAACGTGGGCGGAGTGGTTGCGGTCAATAACGCTGCGGTAAATGATCTGAGAATTGCAGACCTTGATATGGTTGGCAATGGCCCGACTGATACGGGGCTGTCCATTTACTTTGCAACCGTTTGCAGTAATGTCACCGTGCTGCGAATCAAAAGCCGCGATGCTGGCGGCGGCATTGGTGTTGCGTCATCCGGCGCGGAAGAGGTCGTAACTTCGCTGGTTGTTCAGGATTGCGACATTGCTGATTATCACGATGGCGGCGGTAACGGTTTCTATGGCCGCGTGGCAACGAGCGCATTTTTGGGCAATAACATCGGGCCGCCTAATACGGACGGCGAACACGCCCTTCGGATTCAGCGCGGGCAGAAATTCGTGGTTGCGAATAACACGCTATCCAGCCGAACCTACACGAAAGGCTGTCTGCTGGTTCGGGCTGACATTCACGCGGCGGCTGGTGACGACAGTTATTTTGGCTATATCACGCAGAATAAGATCATTGGCGCACCGGATAGCGGCCAGCTTTTGACGGATGGCATGGTATTCATTCGCCCGACATCTGACCTGTCAGACGACCGCATATACGACATTCTTTTTGAGCGTAACTGGCTGCAATTCGGATACACGACGCAATACGGCATGATTGTCTCTGCAATTGATGTAACCGTCAGAAATAACCTGTTCGATCAGAGCGCGTCTGCTGCGGGTTCAAGGAACGGGATTCTGACGGGTCAATTTGGCGTTGAACCTGCGCCGGATAACGTAAATATTTCAAACAACACGTTTTACGCGTCAGATGCCGGATTGTTTCGCGGTGTATGGATTGAGGCAACCGCTGCTAATTCCATTGTGCGAAATAACCTTGCCTACTATCCGATCAGCACAGGGCTGACCGTGTGCCTGCTAGACCAAAGCGGCACGACCACAAAAAGCACCAATACCGGCGATGTCGGCACGGTGACGACAGACCCCGCATTTACCGGCCCGATGACCGAGCCTATCGGATTCACGATCAGCGCGGCATCGTATGGCGCAAACGGCGGCACGGCATCATTCCCGGCGCAGCAGTCGGATTTTTTCAATGCGCGTGATAAATCTGGCGATAACCGTATTGGTGCGATTGTGCAGGATGGCGAGCAACAGATTAAAGGGGTAGCCGCATAATGGCCGCTGAAAAAGTAGAGCTAAAAGACCGCAAGCGCACCTCAACCACGTTGAAATCGTGGCTTGATGACGTTGCCAAATACGACCGCGAGTTTAAAAAGTGGGAATTTCGCGTTGAGAAAATAACAAAGCGATACCGCGACGACTTCCGCAACAGCGGACAGGGCTACGCGATGTCGAAGTTCAATATTCTTTGGTCGAATGTGCAGACGCTGAGTGCTGCGACGTTTGCCAAGATGCCGAAGCCCGACGTATCGCGCCGATTCCGTGATAACGACCCGACAGGGCGCGTGGCCTCGCTGATTCTGGAGCGCGCGCTTGACTACGAGATTCAGCACTACACGGATTATCGGTCGAACCTGAAAAGCGGCGTGCAAGACCGATTCTTGGGTGGTCGCGCAACGTCATGGGTGCGCTATGAGCCGCATTTCATGGCGCAGCAGATTGGACAGCCTACTGACGGATTGCAGATTACGGATGATGTTGACGAAGGCGACGAGGAATTAGACTACGAATGCGCCGCCGTTGACTACGTGCATTATCTGGATTTCGGTCACTCCGTAGCGCGGACATGGGAGGAAGTCAATCGCGTATGGCGCAAGGTCTACATGACCAAAGAGGCGCTAGTCGAACGATTTGGCGAGGAAACCGCCAAGATGATTCCGATGGATGCGAAGATTGCCGGTGAGCAAGACCGATACGCGGATATGGCCGGTATGGATGCGCTGGAACGCGGGTGCATCTATGAGGGGTGGGATAAGTCCAAGAAAAAGGCGGTCTGGTTCACGAAGGGCGTTAAGGATTTTCTGGACGAGCGCGACGACCCGTTAGGGCTGGAGGAATTCTTCCCGTGCCCGCGTCCGATGTGGGCGACGCTGACCAATGACACGCTCGTTCCGATTCCTGACTTCACGCTGTATCAAGACCAAGCGAATGAGCTTGATATTCTGGCAGACCGTATCGACGGGCTGGTGAAGGCGCTGCAAGTCAAGGGCGTTTACAACTCCGCAGAAACCGCGTTGCAACGGCTGTTCACCGAGGGCGAGAACAACTCGCTGCTGCCGGTCAAGAACTGGATGGCGTTCAGCGAGAAAAACGGACTCAAGGGCGCGATTGATATCGTTGACCTGACCCCGATTGCCAATGCGCTGAAAAACGCATACATGGCGTTTGACCAGATCAAGTCGCAGATTTACGAGATTACCGGCATATCGGACATTATCCGAGGAAACACCAATGCGGCTGAGACTGCGACCGCGCAGCAGATCAAGGGGCAGTATGCGTCGCTGCGACTGAAGCAGTATCAGGAGGAAGTGTCGCTGTATGCGACGCAGATTTTGCAGATCAAGGGCCAGATAATCTGCAAGAAATACGACCCGAAAACGATTCTTACCATTTCGGCGGCTGACCAGTTATCCGAAAGTGATAAGCAGTTAATCCCGCAGGCGATGGCGCTGCTGGTCGGCCCGGAACGCTGGCAGTCGTTCTCGCAGGGCATGCCGCCGCCAGAAGGTATCCGCGAAACCAATCCGCTGCGGGCATTCCGCATTGAGATTGCTGCGGACACGCTCGTTTACATGGACGAGCAGGCTGAGAAAGAATCGCGCATGGAATTCCTGACCGCAAATGGCGCGTTCATGGAAAAGGCGATGAATATGATGTCGATGGCGGGGCAGTATGCGCCTGCGCTGGTTCCGCTGGTCATGGAAATGTGGAAGTTCGGCACTAACGGATTCAAGGTCGGCAAGTCCATCGAAGGGGCGTTTGACGAGGCGACGCAGAAAATCGCGCAGATTGCAGCGCAACCGCCAGCACCGCCGCCGCCCGACCCGAAGCTAGAGGTCGCCAAGATTCAGGCACAAGCCGAGCAGCAGCGCACGCAGGCCGAGATGCAGATGTTGCCAATGGAAATGCAGGCCGAGGGCATGAAGGCGCAGGCATCTATGGCGGACGCGCAGGCATCAATGATTGTTGCGAGCGAAAAAACGCGTCAGGCCAAGATTCAGGCATCCATGCCGCCGAAGCAGCCGGGCGACGGGAGGGCGCACTAGCATGGCGAGAAAACGCTACGTCTACCGCAACGGCGAAATGGTCGAAGTCGGGGCTGAATACAAGCCGGAACCGCGTCAGTCAAGCTGGCAGGTTATGCCGGATATTCAGCCGTATCAGTCCATGATCGACGGGCGCGAGATTACGTCACGCTCGCGGCACCGGGAACACCTGAAGGCGCACGGCTGCATCGAGGTTGGCAACGAGACAAAGCACTTGATGAACCCGCAAAAAGGAAACGGCCCTATCAATCCGCCAGAGGGTCTACGCAAGCAAATTGCGGAAATTGCGGCGGAAAAACTTAGATATAGGAGATAACCAGATGGCACGCATTCGTGATTTGATGGGAACTGGCAACTCCGCAGGGTCGGCAAAGGCCATTGCGGGAACGACTGGCGCTGTAACGGCGGCAGGCACTACGCAGGGCGCAGCGACTTTGCTGTCCTACGAAACCAACGTAGTAACTACCGCAGGCGGCGCTGACGCCGTGGTTATGCCGACAGGGGCGCAAGGCTCGCAGCCCGGCGATTCCTGTTATGTGCAGAACCCTAGCTCGACCACTTGCCAAGTATTCCCCGGTGGCAGCGACTCGGCTAACGGCTCGACTTCTGCGATTAGCTTGGCGCAGAACAAGATGCTGATTGCCAAGCGACTGACCGCAACAACGTGGGGCTACATCGTAACGGCTTAACTAACCGCCGCCATTCGATACCGGATGGCGGCTCACTTACGGAGACTTTATGGAACTCGACGGACAAGAACAGCAGACCACTCTGCGCGATGACATCGCCGCCAGCCTTGAATCCTATGTAGAACCGGATGCAGAGGCGCAACCGGAAGGCGATGCGCTTGCCGTTGAGACTGCGCCAGTATTAGCGCCAGAGGGCGAAACTGACGCGCAACGTGAACAGCGTTTGCGCGACGAAAAAGGCCGATTTGCTGCGAAACCGGAAGGCACTGAACTGCCCGCCGCAGAACCGCCAGCCGCGCCGAAATACACCCGTCCCTCAACGTGGAAAAAGGAAACGTGGGGCATTTGGGATAAATTGAACTCCGGCCAGCAGCTTACGCCGGAGGAAATTCACCTAATGGCGCAGGAGGCCGTAAGACGCGATCAGGACTTTGCGAAGGGTGTCAGCACCTACAAGCACGAAGCGGACAGCGCAAAGGAACTGCGGGCCGCTATCGAGCCTTTTATGCCGGAATTGCAGCAGCACGGCATCCAGCCTTCGCAATGGATTAAGGATTTAGGCACAGCGCACCAGATGCTTGTGCGTGGCTCGCCGCAGCAAAAATTGCAGATGTTCAGCAAACTGGCGCAGGACTATGGCGTGCCGTTGCAAGCCATTGGCGCGTCACCCGAACAGCAAGCCCCGGCGCAGGAGTTCATGCAGTTTGTGCAGCCGGTGTATGAGCAAGTTAATCAACTGAGGGGCCAGTTTCAGGCCATTCAGAGCTTTCAGCAGCAGCAGGAGCAGGAACGCATTACGCAGGAAATCACACGGTTTTCTGCCAGTGCGCCGCACTTGGAACAGGTTAAGGAAACGATGGCTCGATTACTCGAAACCGGATTTGCCAAAGACCTGCAAGACGCATACGACCGCGCAATTCGCCAGCCTGAGCACGACGACATCTTCCAATCCCTGCAACAACAGCAGCGTGAGGCCGAAGCTAACCGTATTGCCGAGGAAAAACGGGCGACTGTGACTCGTGCGCGACAACAGACCACCAGCACCCGTTCAGGAGCGCCCAGCGCACCGCGAGCAAAGGCGCAAGGTGGGCAATCAGGTTTGCGGGACGCGATTAGCGAGGCTTTCGACTCGCACGCGACCGGCAGAGTTTAATTAATGATGAAATAGGAGAATCACAATGGCTTTTGCCAATAGTGCAATCACCGACATCATCGCGACCACAATCCAGAACCGTTCTGGAAAGCTGGCGGACAACGTAACCTATAACAACGCGCTTCTGTTCAAGCTGCGCGAGCGTGGTAACGTGCGTCCGTTTGGTGGCGGTAATGTCATCCTCGAGGAGATCATGTATAACGACTCCTCGACCAACAACACCAACAGCTATAGCGGCTATGAGGTCTTGAACGTAAGCCCGAACAGCCCGATTAGCGCCGCGCAATTCAGCATCACGCAATACGCCTCTGCCGTGTCGATGTCTGGTCTGGAAATCCTGCAAAACAGCAGCAAGGAGCAGATCATTGACCTGATGGAAGGCCGCGTGAAGGTTGCCGAAGCCCAACTGACTAACCGCATCAGCGGCGACATCTACGGCGACGGCACCGGCAATGCTGGTAAAAACCTGACGGGCTTGGCTTCGGCGGTTTCGACCTCGCCCACTTCGGGCAGCTACGGCGGCATTGATCGCGCTACGTGGTCGTTCTGGCAAAATTACGCTTTTTCTGGCGTGACTAACGGTGGCGCTGCGGTTTCTGCGGCGAACATCCAAGCCTATATGACTACCATCGCGGTCAACCTCGTTCGCGGCACCAGCCGCGCCGACCTGATTTCGGCTGGCACCAACTACTACTCGTTCTATATCAATTCGCTGCAAGCTCTCCAGCGGATTACGGACGAGAAAATGGCGGGCGCTGGCTTCAGTTCGGTCAAGTTCTACGGCGGCGGCAATTCTGCTGACGTGGTTCTCGACGGCGGTATCGGTTCCTCGACCTACAACAGCGGGACGGGTAACACCAACCTCATGTATTTCCTGAACACGGAATACCTGTTTTTCCGTCCTCACCGTGACCGCAATTTCGTGCCTATCGGCGGCGAGCGTCAGTCTGTGAATCAAGACGCAATCGTCAAGCTGATCGGCTGGGCGGGTAATCTCACCAGTTCAGGCCCGCAGTTCTGCGGCGTTCTGAGCGCATAAGGAGAATGCAATCATGGCTTATTTCTCCACTGAAAACCGTGCGGGCGTTCCCGGTGCTGCAATCGTATCGGATTCGTCCACTCCGGCAGTAATTCCGGGCACTATTGTTCGGATGGTTGACCCTGTGTATGGCGGCGGCGAGTTCATTTATCTTCGCTGCTTGTCTGGTCAAGTCGTCGGTAACCTGATGACTTACGTTGTGGCCTCTGGCGTTTCTCCGTCGTCGCAGTCTGCGGCGGTGGCGCTGACCACTTCGACCAAGAATCAGGGCCGTCCGGTTGTCGTCGCTATGGCAACCAATACGACCGGCGCACAGAAATACGGCTGGTTCTGCACTCAGGGAACCGTGCCGATCAAGAAAACCGCCCTTAAAGTGAACCCGAACGTGGCGCTGTTTCTCGGCACTACGTCGGGCCGCATCGGGGCAGCAAGCGGTTCGGGCAAGCAGGTTCTTAACGCCCGCACTGTGAACACGGCAACCGTCGCTTCGGCAACGTCTACCGTGCTTTGCGAAATCAATCGCCCGCTGTTGCAGGGGCAGGTAACGTAATGGCTTGGGGCGGCTCTCCGGGGTCGCCCCCTTTTTTATGATTATCAACACACCAGACGGACAGTGCGAAGTGACCGTTGACTGCAATGTTGCAGACAGCGGGTTGTTTTCCAATGTGTCGCACGCTTGCAGCTTGGGTCTGCCGACGATTACGCAGCAGCCGGAAAAATCCGTGCCTGCGGTCGTCTGCGGTAGCGGCCCGTCGCTGAAAAGCGCGGATTCATTGGAAAACATCAGGAAATTGCAGGATTCCGGCGCGATTGTTTATGCGCTGAACAACACGGCAAAGTTTCTATCGGAGCATGGAATAACGGCGGATTATCAGGTGTTGCTGGATGCCCGAAAGGAAAACGTCAGATTCATTGAAAGCGAATGTGCGCGTGAATTGCTGCTGGCTTCGCAATGTCACCCCGATATTTTCGCGGCGGCAGAGGGGCGCAAGGTATCGCTGTGGCACCCGCTGATAGAAGGCATCAATGACGTTATCAAGGATGCCAGTGCCTGTCTCATTGGCGGCGGCACAACCGTAGGACTGTCGGGGCTGTGCCTAGCCTATACGATGGGCTTTCGGGCGTTTCACCTGTTCGGCTATGACTCCTGTCACGCGCAGGGCGAAGGTCACGCATTCCCGCAGCCGATGAATGACGGCGACCAGTTAATAGACGTTATCGTGAACGGGCGCGAGTTCAAGGCATCCGTGGCGATGGTCGCGCAGGCGCAGAAATTCCCGCACCTGTCCGCGCACATGACGGAATTGGGATGCGAGTTCTATATGCACGGCGATGGGCTATTGCAGGAAATCTGCAAGCAGATGATGGCAACGAGTGACGAAAAAATACTGCACGCCGTTTACGATCTGAGCAGCAGCCCGCCCACGTATGAATTTGTGACGTTTTTGGCGGAAGCGGAAAAATACCGTGCTGAAAACGGCTATAGCCGCATGGACGTTATTTTCCAGCCGGGGCCGAAGGATGGTTTTCGGAATGACAATCTGCCGCCAGATTCCGCCGAACGAAGCGCCATGCTGCGGCGCATCTGCATTCCGGCGTGCTGGCTTACGGGAACCGTTCGTGATGTTAGCGTGCTGTCCGTTCGCAAGAATATCGATGGCGATGTGTTTCCGGTGGGTTGGTCGAATGAGCATCCTAAATCCCACTACGGCGTTCGGTATATCAAGGACGGGCATCGTTGCCTAAAGGCCACGGAAGCATCAAAGCGAGAAATCAAGCGTCGATTTTCAGGGCCATACGCAACCATTACCATTCGGCAGGCGGAATACTGGCCGAAGCGGAATAGCGATTTTGACGCGTGCATGGCGGCGGCTAAATGGTTCATGGGTCATGGCATAGCGCCGGTTATCATTCCTGATACTCACGGCGATCAATTACACGGCTTTCATAATTTCCGAGAGGCCGCGCTCGATATTGACCTACGCATGGCCGCTTATGAGGGCGCTGTGATGAATATCGGCGTATCGAATGGGCCGATGGTCATGTGCATGCTGTCGAACGCGCCATACATGGTTTTCAAGATTATCGCCAATGACGACTCACCCGCGAATAAGGCGGAATTCTTGGCGGCTCACGGTATCAACGTGGGCGATCAGTTCTCTGTCAATGGCCGCACGATTTGGGCCGATGACACGGAAGCAACGGTTATTCAATCGCTGAATGACTGGTTTAAATCACACACTCAACCACTTGAGGAAATCCAAAATGTCGCAAGTTCTCGCATCTGATCTGAATAACACGGAATTCGCAGGGGCGGTCAATCCTGACGCGCTGCTGCACGTTACGTTCTATTCCAAGTCCGTTCCGCAACCGTTCCTGACCGAACAGGAAAAACGGCCTATTTTCCGCGATGTCGATTTTGTCAAAATCCACACGCCGGGGAATGCGCTGAATATCGTTGACGTTCCCGTATCCGAAGGCCACAAGGCGCGATTTCCGCAGCAATGGGCGCGGTATCAGAACGGGAAGCAGGGCGCAGAGCAGGTCATTGGCACGCCGCTGGCGCAATGGTCGATTCTGACTCCGGCGCAGGCCGAGGAATTGCGGGCGCTTAAATTCTTCACGGTGGAACAGGTCGCGGGCGCATCGGATGAGCGCATCAATCAGGTGGGCATGTGCGTCGGCAAAGCGCCGTTCGCCTTCCGAGAGCAGGCGCAGCGATTCCTGCAAGTGGCGAAAGATTCCGCCAACTTCGACCACATGGATGAGGAATTGAAAAAGCGGGATAAAATGATTGCCGAAATGCAGGAAAAGCTGGCGAAACTGGAAAGTGCAAGCAAAGCACCGGAAGTTCCATCGTTTACGGAAAAGAAAAAGGGCTAAATCATGTCTGCCACGATGCTTCAACTGATTCAGCAGGCGACTACGGAAATGGGGCTTTCTGTGCCTACGTCCGTGGCCGGAAACCAGACGCAGGACGTTGTGCAGCTTCTGGGCTTGTTGAACGCTGTGGGTTATGAATTGCAGCGGGAGCATCAGTGGCAGCGCATGACGGTGGAATACGTTTTTAACACGGCATACACGCAGACGACCGGCGATCTCACGGCGGGGTCTGCGGTGGTCACAAATATCCCTGATACCACAGGGCTATCGACGTATTATCAGGCGGTCGGCACCGGCATCAATAACGCAACCAATATCGCCAGTGTGGATTCATTGACTCAAGTCACACTGACGCAACCGGCTACGGTTAGCGGCACTGGCGTAACGCTCACGTTCTCACAGGTCAAATACCCATTTCCCGCTGACTTTGACCGGCTTATTGATAGAACGGACTGGGATAAATCGCAGCATTGGGAAATGTTGGGGCCGGAATCCGCGCAACAGTGGCAATGGCTGAAATCGGGATATATCAGCACCGGGCCGCGTGTTCGCTTCCGTCAACTGGACAACCTGTTCCAGATTTGGCCCGCGCTTGGCGTTGTGCATTCGATGGGCTTTGAGTATGTGTCGAATTATTGGGTGGCCGCATCCAGTGGGGCGCAACCGTCAGCGACCAGTTTCACGACAGACACGCAGACTTGCATTTTCCCCGACCGACTGATGGTGTTAGGGCTAAAGCTAAAATATTTTGAGATCAAGTCGTTTGATACCACGGCGCTATGGCGCGACTACAACATGCAACTTGAGATTGCCAAAACTGCCGATCAGGGCGCGGCTACGTTGTCATTTGCGCCGCGTATTTCGACGGTGCTCGTGGGCTGGGAAAATATACCCGACTCGGGATATGGTAGCTAATGAATTCCAATAACGACGCAGGCGTAAGGTTATTCACTGCTACTCCGGTTGCGGCGAATTTCGCCAATGGCAACGGCCCGCCGCTGGCGTGGGATTGGACTACCGGTGCGCTGTATGGGCTGAAAATTGATGGCACCGTTGTGCCGGTCGGCGCGGCAGGTGCGGCGGCATGGGGCAGTATTACCGGAACGCTGTCGGCGCAGACCGACCTACAGACCGCGCTGGATGGCAAACAGGCGGCAGGATCATACGCCACTGGCGGCGGCACAGCGACCGGAACCAATACAGGCGATAACGCAGTAAACACGCTTTATAGCGGCCTTGCTGCATCTAAGCAGGACACGCTGGTTTCGGCGACCAATATCAAAACCGTTAATGGATATTCACTTCTGGGTAGCGGTGATCTTGTTATCAGCGGTGGAAGCCCAAAACGCACAGTAGGTATTGTTTTTGACGGCGGCGGATCGCCGCCAACGGCAGGCAGCGTTGGCTATCTGGTATGCCAGTTTACCGGCACGATTGACCAGTGGGCGATTGTGGCGGACGCAGCCGGTAGCGCGGTTGTGGATGTGTGGAAGGCCGCTGGCAGCATCCCGACGAACGGAAACACCATTGCGGGATCAGAGAAGCCGACGTTATCGGCGCAGCAGTTGAACGGCGACACCAGTTTATCTACGTGGACAACGGCAGTAACCGCTGGCGACGTGTTCGGCTTTGAATTGGAGTCTGTAGCAACATGCACCAGAATTACCTGTCAAGTCAGAATCGCAGAAACCCTATAGGAGTTCAGCATGGCCATTTATTCGCTTGCACAACGCACCACAGTAACAACCATCGGCGCGGCTTCTCACGCCTTCCTCGCCCCGGCGACCAATGAACCGGCTCTGATGGAATGGGGCTACTTCAACGGCGCGGCCACAGCTTGCGTGGTTGGCCTCGGACGATCTGCGAACACACCGACCCTGACGGGTGGCGTTGCGTTCTTGGCCGAGGACTTTGACCGTCCTACTGGACTCACGCAGGGTGCGGTTGCGTTCGGCACTGCGCCGACTGTTCCGACCCAGTTTTTCCGGCGATTCTCGCTGGCTGCGCTGGTTGGTGCTGCGGTGGTCTACACGTTCCCGCGTGGCATCGTTCTGCCCGCCGCTGGTCAGGCGATTGTTGCATGGAACATCACAGCCAACAGCGCGGTGGTTGACATTCATGCGGTGGTCGATGAATAAGCGTCACACGCTTGAGGAAATGCACGGTGACACCGTCGTCGCCCGCATCACGATCAGCATGGCCCGCAGCGGCATGATGAAAGTGGACGGGTCGATTACAGACCACGAATTCGCCATGCACATGCTGGACACGGCGCGGGATGTGGTGAACAACTACCACGGGCGGGCGGTCAAGGATGGCGGGCTGATTGTTCCCGCTTACGACACCTCGCTGGTCGGCACGGACTCCGAGAAGAAGCTGATCGCGGCGCGGGATGAACTGGACAACGCAATGGTGAGTCATGGGTTGTCAAACTAGATACGGAACCATTGCAATCGGTGCGTATATGGCGCACCAGCCGGGAACGCATCAGCTTGCGTTCAAGGATCAGTATTGGATGAAGTGGGATAGAGGCGGGGGCCGAGGCCCCCGCACATGGAAAGACCCTAACCGCTGGTTTGGTCTGTGGTCATTCGGGTGCAGGGTAGGTGCAGGGTCGCCCAGCGGCAGCGACGGCGCGGCCCCGCACGACATGGCGACAACGGACTTATACGAGCCGTATTCCTGCGATGGCCCCGGCCAGCAATCTCTGAAATTTATCAAGGGGCTGGCAGTCGATACCACGGACGCACCGCTGCAAGGCGTCAACCTGCAAGCGTTCAGAACCTCGGATGACACATTCGCAGGATACGAAGTCCAGTCCCGCGAGGACGGCAGCTACGACTTGGCGACCAATTTCCCTGGCGTGAATCATTACGTGGTGGCCTACATCGCAGGCTCACCAGACCGCGCAGGCACTACAGTAAACACGCTCGTTCCCGCGAACATCGACGGAACCTGATATGCCTTATTTTAATGTTCCCAATTTCTGCAAAGTCGTCTTAAGAACGACTCACGCAACACCGTCAACGGTAGTTTTGCGTGCGTGTCCGTCACCGTATCACTCGCATCATCGCTTCCCTGACGTGGACGACGTAAGAACCGGCACGGTTTACGGCCCGGGACAGTTTGAACAGCAGGAATACTTGACCGGAACAATGTCTGGTGGCGGCGGTGGTGGAACGCGAATCTACGGGATAATCTCATAACATGATGCCACGCCAGCAAAATAGACTAATTCAGAAAAAACGTGCCTCAACCGCATCGCTTCCCGCCCCGGTTGGCGGCTGGAACGCCCGCGACGCTTTGGGCGCAATGCCGGAAAAAGACGCAGCGCAGCTTACTAACTGGTGGCCCGCGACCTCATCCGTTTATCTGCGCTATGGGTATTCGCAGCACGCGACCGGATTGGATGGGCAGTGCGAAACGCTGCTGACCTATAACGGCCTAACTGATGATGAGCTTTTCGGCGCAACCGATAACGGCAGCATTTACGATGTAACCGCTGGCGGCGCGGTGGGTGCTGCGGTCGTATCGGCGCTGACAAACGGAAGGCTGCAATACTCGCAAATTACCACGGCGGGGGGCTCGTTCCTGATGGCGGTGAATGGCGCTGATAAGCTCAACTATTACGATGGCACTACATGGACGGTTGACGGCGGCACCTACACGATTACCGGCGTTGATACGGCGGATTGCGTCAATATCAACCTGTTCAAGAACCGCGTATGGCTGATTGAGCAGAACACGATGAACGCCTATTATCTGCCGACTGGCGCGATTCAGGGCGCTGCGGTGGCGTTTCCGTTGGGTGGCGTGGCATCGCTCGGCGGCTCGTTGCTGGCTGCGGCTACGTGGACGATTGACGCGGGCTATGGCGTTGATGATCTTCTGGTGTTCATTACCACGAAGGGCGAGATTATCGTTTACCGTGGCACTGACCCATCGAGCGCGTCTACCTTCGCGCTGGTGGGCGTGTGGCAGGTTGGCACGCCGGTCGGGGTGCGCTGCTGGATGAAATACGGCGCGGACTTGCTGGTGATTACGCAGGACGGGGTTATGCCGATGTCTGCGGGGTTGCAATCCTCGCGGCTTGACCCTCGCGTAAGCCTAACCGATAAAATCCAGTTTGCGGTATCGCAGGCGGTATCGATCTACGGCGGCAATTTCGGCTGGCAATTGCTGTATTTCCCGAAGGAAAACCAGTTATATCTGAATGTGCCGTTTTCTGTGGGCGAGAATCAGCAGCAGTTTGTGATGAACACGATCACTAAGAATTGGTGCAATTTCGAGGGGTGGGAGGCGAATTGTTGGGCGATATTTGTCGATAATCCCTATTTCGGCGGCGATGGTTTCGTTGGTCAGGCGTGGGATAGTTACGCCGACAACGACACGAATATCGAAGCCACTGCGATACAGGCGTTTTCAAATTTCGGTAATGAAACCGTGCAAAAGCGGTTCACGATGATGCGCCCCGTGTTTTTCTCGAACGGCACGCCGTCGATATTGGGCGAGATTAACGTAGATTTTGATCTGTCAGACTCCACTAACCCGCTGTCGCTGTTACCGTCCATTTCTTACGGCACATGGGATTCTGGGTTGTGGGATATTGCCTTTTGGGGCGGTGATACGTCGCTCCTGCAAAACTGGCAGGGCGTGACCGGCATCGGCTACTACGGCGCACCGTTTATCAAGGTCGCCGCAAAGGGCATTACGGTGCAGTGGGTCAATACTACGGTGGTCTGGGAAACGGGCGGTATTCTATGATTGTGACCGACAAATACCGCGTCGGGCCGTGGGTAGCAGACCGCATAAACGGGCAGTTTACGCCGGAAAACTCGGCGGCGATTGGTCTGGAACGCGGGAAGATGATTGCTGGCGTGATTTACGAGAACTGGAACCGCGCTTCCGTGGTGTGCCATATCGCGGTAGAGGGGCTGCTAACCCCGCGCTATCTGGCGGCGATTTTTGACTATCCCTTCAATGTCTTAGGGGTTCGGAAGATCATCGTTCCGATTGCTGACAGCAATTTGAAAAGCATCAACTTTGTCTGTAAACTAGGATTCAGGAAAGAGGCGCAACTACTTGACGCTCATCCTGATGGATCGCTCCACCTGTTCACAATGAGCAGAGAGCAATGTAAATTCATCGGAGAACGTTATGGGAAAAAGCTCCTCGCCGCCACCGGCACCTGATTACGCAGGCGCAGCGCAGGCCACAGCTTCCGGCAATCTGGAAGCCACACGCGCCGCGACCGAAGCCAATCGCATCAATCAATACACGCCTTACGGCTCGCTGACCTATTCACGCGACCCGAATGCGGCGACACCGGATAGCGGGTGGTCGCAGAATATCAATCTCAACGAAACCGGCCAGAAATTACTGGATTACCAGAATAACGCCGCGATTGGGCTTGGTGAGCAGACCGGGCAGGCGCTTAATCGCGTCGGGCAGTCGCTATCGCAGCCGTTTGATTATTCGTCAGTCGGTGACGTTCAAAACGCCGCGCAGGGTGCGATTACCTCACGCCTTGACCCGATGTGGAACCAGCGCGAGCAGGCGACCAATACGCAGCTCATCAATCAGGGATTGCGCCCCGGCACTGAGGCTTACTCCAATGCCATGCGCGACTTCAATTCTGGGCGTAATGATGCCTACCAGCAGGCTATTTTGGCGGGTATTAACACCATGCCACAGACCTACCAGATGGCGCAAGCGTTACGCAGCCAGCCGCTTAACGAATTGAACGCGCTGCGGACGGGTTCGCAAGTCACCAATCCCACGTTTAACCAAGTGCCGCAGCAGCAGACCACGGCAGGGGCGAATATGTTGGGCGCGGCGCAGGCGCAGGGGCAGTCGGATATGAACGCCTATAACGCTCAAGTGGGGCAGCAGAATTCGTTTACGAATGGGCTGATGAATATGGGCGCTGCATACATGATGATGCCGAGATAAGGGGCTAAAAATGGCTACGCAAGGATACGGCGAATACGATACCGAAGCGGCAGAGATTGACCGCCGCCGCCAGTATGCGGAACTCATCCGGCAGCAGGGCATGGCCCCGATGGAAACGCGCACCGTTGGCGGGGTGGCTATCCGTAACTCACCGCTTGAAGGCTTGGCGCGTGGCTTGCAGATGTATGCCGGTCAAAAGGGCGTAGAACAGGCTGGAAGCGAACGCAGGGCGCTGGCTGGACGGATGGAAGGCGAACGGTCAACGGACCTTGCTGCGATGGTTAATGCCTTACGTGGCACGCCTGCACGACCGCAGCAGATGGGCGCTGACGATATGGCGATGATTGCCGATCAGGGTGGGCAGGCGAACCCTATGACGCAGGCCATTCCCGGCGACCCGAACGCGGCGGCTATGGCGGCTATGGGCAGCAAGTTTGGCGATATTCGCGGCATGGCACCGGGGCTGATGAATATTGCGGAAACGCGGCAGAATCGCAGTGAGGATAGGGCGTTTCGTGGTGAGCAGTCGGAACTGGCCCGGCAGCAACGGCAGCAAGAACTGGAAATGCGCTTGCAGGATTCGCGCCTGAATGCTCAACAACGCGCCGATTTGCTGCGAGAACTGGCGCAGATGCAGATTCAGGGGCGACAGGATATGGCGAGGATGGCGGCGGCGATGCGACCGGCACCGCAGCCGCAACCGGCGCAGATTGTCCAGACCGACAGTGGCATTTACGAGCGCAACCGCGATGGCACGCTGAAACAGCTTACAGACCCCGCAACGGGCAAGCCGCTGCAACCGAAGCCGTCAGGAAACGCCAAAGGTAAGACTGATGTTGAGTCAACGATGGACGTTTACACGCAAGCGTCTAACGGATTGATCGACGGATTGAAAGGCACTGAAACCGGCCCGATTGCTGGCCGTATCCCGGCAATGACCACGGCGCAGCAGACCGCGCAGGGCGCGGAGGCGGCGATGGCTCCGGTGTTAAAACAGATTTTCCGCATTGCTGGCGAAGGCACGTTTACCGACAAAGACCAAGATTTACTGATGAAGATGGTTCCGACGCGGAAAGACACGCCTACAGCGGCGCAGAACAAAATCGACAACATCGACAATATCGTATCTGCAAAACTTGGAATTCCGCCGCCTGATAGACCGTGGCGCGATAAGACTAAAGTCATTGCAACGCCGAACCGTCGCACCTCTGACGCTGAACCGCCCCCCGGCGCTGTGCGGAGAATTCCGTAATGGCTAAGTTTGCCGTTGACATCAAGGGCGCGACGTATGAGGTTGACGCGCCTGATGAAAAAACCGCATGGAATTGGGCGAACGCAACGCACGCCAAAGAGAACCCGCCATTAAAGCAGGTTGATATCAACGGGCCGCAGGGCGCGACCGGTTCATTCCTTGAGAATCTTGGCGCAGGCGCAGGTAAGGCGCTTTACGATACGGCGCGTGGTCTTGGGCAAATTGGCCGCATGGCATTGCCCGAAAAAGCCGCTAACGCGATGGGCTTGCCGACACAGACCGACATTGATGAGGCTTCGCGTCTGGATAAGCCGCTGATGGAAACGGGCGGCGGATTGATCGGCAATATTGGCACCAATATCGGTATTGCGCTGGCTCCCGGCGCTGCTATGTCTCGCGGAAGTGGCGCAGTTAAGCAGATTGGCCAGATGATGAATACCGCACGGCCTACGCTTGGCGGCGCTGCTGTAGGTGCAGGCATGGGTGCAGGAATGGCTGGAATTCAGCCTGTAGCCAGCAACGAAAGCCGCGCAACGAATATGGCTGTTGGCGGCGCGTTTGGCGCTGCACCTTCGCTGATTGGCGCGGGATACAGGGCGGCGAAGTCTGCCGTTGAGCCGTTTTATGAGTCTGGACAGAATCAGATTCTTGCGCGTGCCTTGCGGACTGCTGCGGGCGGGCAGGGCGATGACGCAATGCGGGCGTTGTCGGAAGCTGGAACGCCTTTTGTTGGGCCAGCGCAGCCGGGAAGCCGCGATGTTGGGCGGACGTTGGTTGGCGAGTTTGTTCCCGGTTCAATTCCTACCGCCGGACAATCATCGGGTAACGCCGGAATTGCCGCGCTAGAACGCGCCGCCGTAGCGACTGACCCTGCGGTAACGCAGCAATACGCGCAACGGATGGCGCAGCAGAATGCGGCGCGGGTGGGTCAAGTGCAGGAATTGGCTGGTAGCGATGGCGCAAAAAGCGCGGCAGAATCTGCACGAGAAGCAATGGCGAATCAGTTATACAAAAGAGCTTATGCGCGAGGCGTTGATATTTCCAGAATGCCGGAGGGAATGTCGCCATTTGTAAACGCAAAAACAGGCGTTGCCGATATTCCCGCTGCCGCAAAATCAATCGGAGCGAAAGAGCCGGATAGCCTGCTGACAACAATTAGAAAAATGGGCGGTATTCAAAGCGCGGATGGGACTATGCGCGACATAACCGGAGAAGTCAGGATTGGCAAAGGCGTAAAAGGCATTGCACCCGGTCTTTTTCATAAGGGTGGCGTTGGTCTTGATGATATAGCATCGCAACTGCGCGATAAAGGTTATGCAATTGCTGATGATGTTGACGGCGGAGTGCAGCAACTAAAAGATATGATTCGTGAGGAAATAGACGGGGCGGCGCGTCATTATTCCGTATTTGACGAGGGCGAGATATTCGCAAAAATGGCGGCGCAAAAACAAGAACAAGAATCGGCGCAAGCACTGTTTAAAAAAGGAGTTCCGCGCACTAGGGCTGGCGACAAATTAGTCGCAATAATTGACCGTCCAGCATTAAAAGAAGCGATGGACGAGGCAAAAATAAAGGCCGCTAATGAGGGCATAAAACTCGATACTCCGGAAGGGTCAATACGCGGCCTTGATTACATGAAGCGTGCAATCGACGACAAAATATCAAAAGCTGTTGGCGATGATAAACGAGTTTTAACCGCATTAAAAAATGAATTTGTCGGATTGATTGACGAGTTAAGCCCTAGCTATCAAAAGGCCCGTCAAACCTTTCAGCAAATGAGCAGCCCCGTCAATCAGATGGAAATTGCGGAGGCCGTGGCGCAGAAGTCAATAAATCCGCTAACCGGCCAGATGCAACCGCAGGCGTATGCGCGGGCGCTGTCAGACCAGACCGCAAAAACGGCGACAGGCTTTCGTGGCGCAACGCTGGAAAACGTCATGGAACCGCAGCAGATGGGCAGGCTTGGCGCTGTGCAGGATGATCTGGCGCGTTCTGTAGAGGCGCAAAACGCAGGGCGCGGCGCTGGCTCGGATACCGTGCAGAAACTAGCGTATGCAAACATTCTGAATCAGTCTGGAATGCCTAGCTTTTTACGCAATTTTGCCCCTGCACAAATAGCCGGTAATTTGTTGGGGCGTGGCGCTGATGCCGCCTATGGCAGGGCGAACCGTGAATTGTCGCAACGGCTGGCGGAAACGCTATTAGACCCGCAGGCCACGGCTGAACTTCTGCAAAACGTAACGCCGTCGCAACGGCAGCAAATTATGGCGCAAATATTATCACAGACTGCAACGCCGATAGCCATTGGCGGCGCATCAACGCTCCTAAACTTCAATCAATAATATGCGCTTCAATTTGCACTCAGGCATAAACCAAATGACTAAATATCGGCAGAGTAGAAAAAACGTCAGAATGCCGAGAAATATGAACGGCTTTAGCAGAATTGCTAACCAGATATTCATAGACCAGCATTCTAAGCTAGATTTTAAGGAGTATCAATAATGCCATTTAACGGCTCCGGCACTTTCGCCGTCTACACCCCCGGCAACCCGGTCGTCACCGGCACGACCATCAGCAGCACAGTCAATAACAACACGAATAACGACTTCGCCACGGGCTTAACGAACTGCATCACCAAGGACGGCCAGACCACGCCGACCGCCGATATCCCGATGGGGGCGAATAAAATCACGGGCTTGGCGGCAGGCACGGCGTCTACGGACGCGGCGAACCTGTCGAATTTACAGGGGGGCACCGGAACGTATGTCGCCACGGTTGGCGGAACTGCGGATGTTATTACACTGGCACCGTCTCCGGCGATTGCGTCCTACGCGGCTGGGCAGTTGTTTTCGTGGATTGCCTCTGGGACGAATACTACGAACGTGACGGTCAATATATCTGGATTGGGCGCCAAGGCGTTGACGAAAAACGGCACGGGTGCGCTCACGGCGGGGTCTTTCGCTAGTGGGGCAATCGTTACTGCGCGGTATGACGGAACGCGGTTTCAACTGATTTCAGGCGTTACTCTTGGCGAGAATACTTTTAATGGAATCCAGCAAATTGTAGATACTGATGCTGGGGCGGCGACCGGGCCGCAACTGCGTCTTTATAGAAATTCCGCGTCTCCGGCCCCGGACGATGTTATCGGGGTGGTTTTGTTTCAAGGGGAAGATGATGCGGGCAATACAGTCGCATACGCTGGAGTTACTGCGCGGATAGTTGACCCGTCAAGCGGGGTTGAGGACGGGGCATTGAGACTTCAGTCAATGGTTGCTGGAACCCTTGCGTCACGGGTTGTCATCGGTGGCGGCCTTTATATGACAAACGCAACCGGAGGCGATCAGGGCGCGGATACCATCAACGCGTCGGCGCTCTACGACGACGGCGTGCAAATCCGCCCCATCATTCTGGCCACGGAGCAGGCCACAACGTCCGGCACGTCGATAGATTTCACCAGTATTCCATCCGGCGTCAAGCGCATCAAGGTCATGTTTAACGGCGTATCGACTAACGGAACCTCGCCAATCATTATTCAGCTTGGCGATGCTGGCGGGGTTGAGCCGACAGGCTATGTCGCCGCGTCATTATCCAGCGGTGGCAATTCTACGTTTACTGCGGGATTCGGAACTGCTGCGCTTACCGCCGTCGATGTGATCTACGGGTGCGTCACACTTGACCTGATGAACGCGGCCAGCTTTACATGGGTTGCATCGGGCGTAATCAATACCGCGTCTATAGGCCTTTCGATATCAGGCAGAAAATCAACTTCCGCCGTGGTAGATCGCGTGAGAATTACAACAG